GCCATCTATCTGTGCGCCGATCTGCGCCACTGAAACAGACTTGCCAACCATTCAAAGCATATTAGAAAACCAAATAAGGGAAGCACTGGATGAATTATCATCTTACCAACCACACCAGCACGCAGGACGCACAAGCGTCACTGATGGCGGTGATAGCGGAGGTGATGCAAACGCTGAAACCACCGCCGCGCCTTCGCGTAAGCGAGTGGGCAGACCAAGAAAGGCGTCTGTCATCGGAGGCTAGTGCAGCCGCCGGACGTTGGATCACATCACGGGCAGAATATCAGCGCGGCATTATGGATGCGATCAGCGACCCGACCTTGCGTGATATTGTCGTGATGGCTGGCGCACAGGTAGGCAAGACCGAAATGCTGTTGAACGTCATCGGCTTTCATATCCACCACGATGCCGCACCGATCTTGTTAGTGCAACCTACGCTGGAAATGGCGCAGGCGTTTTCTAAAGACCGTCTGGCACCAATGCTGCGCGATACACCGGCTTTGAAGCATAAAGTCAAAGACCCACGCAGCCGCGATGCAAATAACACCACAACGCACAAAGTCTTCACTGGCGGTCATATCAGCTTGGTCGGATCGAATAGTGCGGCTGGGCTGGCATCAAGGCCAATCAGAATTGTTTTATGCGATGAGGTTGATCGCTTTCCGGTTTCCGCTGGTTCTGAGGGATCGCCTATCTTGCTGGCAAGAAAAAGATCGGCCACGTTCCACAATCGCAAAATGGTAATGGTCAGCACACCGACCAACAAAGGCGCGTCTATGATCGAAAGCCAATACGCTGAAAGCGATCAGCGGCAATATTACGTTCCTTGTGAAGATTGCGGCACAGTGCAAACCTTGAAGTGGGGTCAAGTGCAGTGGGAGAAAGATAAACCCGACACTGCTTGCTATGTCTGCGAAAGCTGCGGGTCGGTTTGGGATGATCCAAAGCGCAATCGGTCGGTGCGGAAAGGGCAGTGGGTTGCGACCGCTGACTATAACGGCATAGCCGGTTTCCACATCAACGGCATTTACAGCCCTTGGACGGTAATGGCTGACGCGGTGCGTGACTTTCTGGTTGCAAAGAAGTCAGCCGACACGTTGCGCGTGTTCGTAAATACGTTCTTGGCAGAAACGTGGGAAGATCAAGGCGAGACTGTTGGCGACATTGACTTTCAAGGCCGCGAAGATGATTGGGGCGATGCAGTGCCAGATGACATTGTGGTCGTTACCGCTGGGGTCGATGTGCAGGATGACCGGCTTGAACTGGAAATTGTCGGTTTCGGTCGTGATGAGGAAAGTTGGTCGCTGGATTACAAAACTTTGTATGGCGACCCGTCAACGCCGCATTTGTGGAACGATCTGGATAACATCCTAAAAGCCGGATATGTGACCGAAAGCGGCAGGCAGCTAGGGATTAGGGCAGCGTGCATAGATAGTGGCGGTCATTACACGCAAGCGGTCTATAACTTTGTCCGGCCAAGAGAAGGTCGGCGCATATTTGCCATTAAAGGTATGGGCGGCGAACAACGTCCACTTGTTAGCAGACCGACCAAAAACAACATCGGAAAAATCAAATTGTTCGCAATCGGCACGTTTCCGATCAAGGAGTTGATTTTCTCGCGGTTAAAGGTACAATCGGAAGGTGCAGGGTTTTGTCACTTTCCAGCGGGGCGTTCTGACGAGTATTATCAGCAATTAGCAAATTCTGAAAAAATCGTCACTAAATACCAAAAAGGGTTCCCACGCCGCGATTTTGTCAAAACACGCACAAGAAACGAAGCACTTGATTGCAGGGTTTACGCATATGCGGCTTTGTGTATCTTGTCACTGAATATCAATGCTGTTGCCGATAGGGTCGTAAATGCACCAGAACCAGAAGCACCACCGCAGCCGCAACAGTCTAATCCACTTGCACGCCGACCAAGACAAGGCGGCTTTGTTAATTCTTGGCGGTAAATAATGGCAAACAGATTTGATATAGACGAAGCCCCTGACGGGCAAGCACCAGAAACAATCATCATTGGCGATTATCTGCTTTGGAAGCGCACCGACCTTGTTGATGATTATCCGCTGGCAACTCATTCGATGGAATATGTTGCGCGGATTACTGGAGGCGGTTCAACTGAAATCAAAGTTGCGGCAACCGAAAGCAACGGCACATATGTTTTTGAGGTAGACAGCGCAACGTCAGCCGCTTACATCGCTGGATTTTATCATTGGCAGCTAGAAGTCACAGAAACCGCATCTGGCAACCGCGTAGTCATTGAGCGTGGCACATTCACTGCCATCGAAGATTTGGACATAAACGGCGCAGACCCACGCACCCACGCCGAAATAATGATTGGCAAGATCGAAAGCGTGTTGCAAGGCAAAGCCGATGCAGATGTTGCCAGTTATTCGATCAACGGGCGGTCACTGACAAAAATGTCATTTACTGATCTAATTGACGCGCGGAACTTTTATCGGCAAGAATATGCCAAAGAACGGCAAAAAGAACGCGCTTTGGCGGGTGAGAACACTGGCGCAACCATCTTGGTGAGGTTTTAACAATGGGCATCTTTGACTTTTTCAAAGCAAAGCCCCAGCCAAAAAAGATGGCAAGGGCGTTTCACGGGGCTGACACTGGCCGACTATTCAGTGATTTTGTATCAAGCAGCCGTTCGGCAGACAGCGAAATCAAACCATCACTGCGCGTTTTGCGGGATCGTTGCCGCGAAATCAGCCGCAACCATCCATATGCCAAACGCTATTTGCAGATAATGTCAACAAATGTAGTTGGCGCGAATGGCGTGCGGATACAAGTTCGCAAGCGGAATGACGACAATTCGCTGGACAGCGTTGGCAATCGGATCATCGAACAAGCGTGGCAAGCGTGGGGTCGGGCTGGTTTCTGCACAGTAGACGGTCGCGTTTCGTGGGTGCAAGCGCAGCGGTTGTTTATGGAAACGCTTGTGCGTGATGGCGAAGTGCTAATCCAAAAGATTAAAAACCCAGCCGGAAACCCGTTTGGCTTTTCGCTGAAGTTTCTTGAAGCTGATTATCTTGATGAAGGCTATGACGCACGATTGAACAATGGCAATGAAGTGCGGATGGGTGTCGAGTTAGACAAGCGCACCGGCAAGCCGTTGAACTATTATCTGTTTGAAGATCACCCACATCACGATCAAGGTTATGGCAGCAAGACAAAGCGGCATCATAAGATCGTGCCAGCAAGTGAGATAATCCACTGCTATTTGCAAGATCGCGCTGGGCAGACCCGTGGCGTGCCTTGGATGAGCAACGTGCTGACCCGCCTCAAGATGCTGGACGGTTACGAAGAAGCAACACTGGTCAATGCGCGGGTTGCTGCGTCAAAAATGGGTTTCTTCACCAGCCCTGAAGGTGATGGCTTTGTTGGTGACGATTATGATAATCACGCGCCTATAATGTCAGCGGAGCCAGCCACGTTTACACAGTTACCGGCTGGAATGTCATTTACAGCCTTTGACCCGCAAAACCCGACTGACAGCTTTGCTGAATTTGAAAAGGGCATTTTGCGCGGGATCGCGTCCGGTCTGGGCGTTTCATATGTATCGCTTGCCAACAATCTTGAAGGCGTTAGCTATTCATCAATCCGGCAAGGCACAATTGAAGATCGTGACCATTTCAAGATGGTGCAGCAATTTATGATCGACCAGTTTATTGATCCTATCTATCGGGCTTGGCTAGAAATGGCGATCACTGTTGGCCGCGTCAGCTTGCCGATGGGCAAATTTGATCTGTTTGCCGATCAAGTTATCTATAGGCCACGCGGCTTTGCTTGGGTTGACCCAGCAAAAGAGATCACCGCAAGCGTTGCAGCTTTGCAAAATGGCATTGTCACTTTGCAAGATGTGCATAGTCAATATGGCCGCGACACTGAAGAAATATTTGAACAGATCAATCGCGAGGCTGAACTTGCTGATCGTTATAATATTTCAACAGCCTTCCAGCCGTTCGGCGGTGGATTGACCAGCTTTGGTTCAGCAAAACTATCTGAAGAAGAAGTGAACAAAAAAGATGGCGAAGTATAAAGGCGTTGAAATAAACCTGAAGCCAACCGAAGGGATGGCAGCGGAAGCGCGTAAATTCAAAAAGTGGCGCGAAGAAGGTGAGCAAGGTGGCACAGCGGTTGCGGTTGCGCGTGCAAATCAATTGGTTAATCGGCAAGAATTATCTGCCGACATAGTGCGCCGGATGCACAGCTTTTTCAGTCGGCACGAAGTTGACAAGCAAGCCGAAGGGTTTAACTCTGGCGAAGAGGGCTATCCGTCCAGAGGCAGGGTAAGCTGGGCGGCTTGGGGCGGGAACAGTGGTCAAACGTGGGCTAGGAGTAAAGATGCTATGTTAGATAGAATTGATGAAGGTGAACGCGCTGCACCAGATGCGCTTTCGATTGGCGACTTTGTATCGTGGGGATCATCCGGCGGCACTGCGCGGGGCGAGATTGAACGCATCGAGCGTGACGGCAGCATCAACGTGCCAGACAGCGATTTCACAATCACCGGCACACCAGATGACCCAGCCGCGTTGATCCGCATATATCAGAACACAGACGAAGGCTATGAAGGCACAGATCGCCTTGTGGGTCACAAGTTTAGCACATTGACCAAGATCAACGATTTGCGGTATCTTAACACAAGCGAGGTAAAGACAATGGACAGACACATTCAAGATATTGTCGAGACTGACGAAAGCGTGACAATCACGTTTGGCAAGTCAGATGCGACACCGCCGGTTGTTGAAACCGCTGGATATAAAGAAGATGATGACCGGCTTGATCGCGGTGAACTGGTGTTTCGTTCGCGTGCTGCGGATATGGTTGAAGAAGACGACCGCCGTGTCAGAATGTCGATTTCAAGCGAAGAACCTGTTGAGCGTTCTTTCGGTTTAGAGGTTTTGCGTCATAGAGATGGCGCAGTGGATTTGTCAAGGTTGGGCAGCGGTCACGCACCGTTATTGCTAGACCACGATTTGACAAAGCAGATTGGCGTCATTGAACGTACCTATTTGGATCAAGCTGATCGCAAGTTGCGGTCTGTGGTGAGGTTTGGAAAAAGCGCACTGGCTCAAGAGGTCTATCAAGATGTCAAGGATGGGATACGAAGCAACGTCAGCATCGGCTATCAAATCCGCGAAATGGAGCAAAAGAATGAGCGTGATGGGACAGTCGCGATTTCATCTTGGGTTCCGTATGAAGCCAGTATTGTATCTGTTCCCGCTGACGCTGGTGTCGGCGTGAACCGCAAAGCTGAATTTGTCGAACCAGTGATTAAACAAAAGGAGGTCAAGATGACCGAAGTAAATCACGAGGAAATTCGCGAAGCCGCAGCCGAAGCTGCAAAGCGTGATTTTCAAAAGAATGCCAGCGAGATCATCAATCTTGCTGTAAAACACAACCGCCGCGATCTAGCTGACAAAGCTATCGGTGAAGGTCAGTCTGTTGCCCAGTTCCGTGGCGTTCTCTTGGACGCAATCGGCGAAGGCAAGCCACTTGAGCAGTCAGCCGGTGCGGTTGATATGTCAGCTAAAGAGCAGCGTTCATATTCATTCATCAAAGCTGTTCGCGGCTTGGTCAATGGTTCTGGCTTGCAGGGTCTTGAGCGTGAAGTTTCTGAGCAGATTGCAAAGAACAATGGCCGCGAAGCACGCGGTTTCTATGCACCAGATAGCTTCTGGGGCGGCAAGCGTGACCTGACTGTTGGCACAGCTACAGCCGGTGGTCACTTGGTCGGCACAGATCATCTTGGTGATCAGTTTGTTGATGCCCTGCGTTCGCGCTTGGTGTTCAATGAGCTTGGCGCACGCTTTATGACTGGCCTTAAAGGTGACGTTGCTATTCCAAAGCTTGCAACAGGCGTTTCTGCCGGTTTTGTTGCTGAGAACGGCGCAACATCTGAGGTGAACGCTGTTTTCTCACAGATCACAATGTCACCAAAGTCATTGGGTGCATTCACAGATATCAGCCGCTTGCTGATGATCCAGTCTGACCCATCTGTTGAGCAAATCATCCGCGATGACCTGTTGAACGCCATAGCGCAAAAAGTTGAAGATGTTGCTATCGAAGGCGGCGGTTCTAATGAGCCAACCGGCATCACCGGCACAACTGGCATTGGGTCAGTTGCTATCGGAACCAACGGTGGCGATCTGACTTGGCAAGCAATCACAGACCTTGTTAAAGAGGTTGAGGTTGACAACGCTGCAATCAACGGCAACACCCTTGCCTATCTGACCAACCCGAAAGTTAAGTCACATATGGCTTCAACTTCAAAGGTTGCTTCAACAGATAGCGTGATGCTGCTAGATGCACCTTGGAACTCGCTTTACGGCTACGACCTTGCGATCACCAATAACGTGCCTTCAGACCTTACAAAAGGCACACTGACCACTGCTTCTGCAATGATCTATGGTGACTTCAGCCAGCTAATGATGGGCTTCTTCAGCACACCAGACATCTTGATCGACCCTTACACAGCCGGTTCAACAGGCGCGGTTCGCATCCGCGTTATGCAGGAACTCGACATTGCTGTTCGTCACGCACAGTCATTCGCTGCGTGTCTCGACATTGATGCCTAAATAACTAGCGGGGCGGCTCCGGTCGCCCTGCTTTTCCCATAGGGGCTTAATATGAAAATAAGATGTAAACGCAACATTCTAATCCAAGGCAAAGCGCACGAAGTTGGCGATGTTGTTGAACTACCAGAAAACATTGGTTTTGATTTGGTCAATACTGGCAAAGTCGAAGTGATTGAAGATAAAGTTGGCATCACTGATCGGGCTATTGGCCTAACAAAGAAATCAGCGGCCAGCCTAGTTAAGCGGAACACAAAGAAAAAATGACAACGAAACTGATCAAAATCACAACTATCAAAGAC